TTTCCTCTGAAATTATTACCTTCTTGAACCAGAGAAGTAATCTTGTGAGATACGCGATCAAGGTTGACGGTAGGACCTTCGGGGTGACCGAGTTCGCCAAGAGCACGACCCTTATTAACGAAAGTTTCGCAATAGCGATTTACTTCTTTGGAAAGAGTCGAAATAGGATACATTCTCCCATTACGGTTCTTGATCTCACCTTGAAGGAATGTTCCTTCAATATACAGTTTCTTGTTAGCACCTTTTCCTTCGGTGATAACCTGTACGTTTGTTACTTCTTCTGTGATAAGTTTCATTGTTTTTATTAACCTGTTACTGGATTACAGTTTTCATCATGACGTTGATATGTTCCAGGAGTCCTAGTTGTATTATCAGCATTTCGTGCTTGATATGTACCAGGAGTTCTTGTTGTATTATCTGGATTGCGTGCCTGATAGTCGGCATTGAAGTCTTCATACGTGACACTTGACCACCCTTCGTTGCCACCAAATTGTGTAACCGATGTTTTTCCAGGTTGTGGATTTACAGGATTACAGTTTTCGTCGTGACGGATGTATGCCATTATTCTTCAGAATCGGTTTCAGTTTCTGTTTCAACTTCGTCGACTACTTCATCGGTAGGTTCATCACCAACCTCGGTTTCGACTTCATCTTCAACTTCAGGATATTCAAACTCTTGACCGAACATTGCATTTGCGACGTATGGTCTAGCAATATCAATACGTTCTGCTGCTTTTGCATACAAAACCTCCTTCATTTTGTCGCTAACATCAGATGGCGAACCATCTGTAGCGATCAAATCGATAACGTCGTCCATAAATTTCAATAATAATCTTATGTTCTATTTATAAATCAGCCTTCTTGGTATCTTTTGCGTACTGTTGATCAATACCTGCTGCCATTTCTGCTGCTTGTGCATCAAGGTTTGGATCAGTAGGCATTTCGCCCATTGCCATCGGATCTGCACCCATTCCTTCCATACCAGAACCTTCACCTGGCATTTGTTCTGCAGCAGGATCTGCTTGTGGTAATGGTTGTCCAGTTACAGGATCAACTGTTGATGGATCTGGAATAATACCCTTTTGAATCTCATCTTCAATCTGCTCATCAATCTCAATGATTTCTTGATCAGTTTGACGCAGAACTCTCTTTCTTACAAATTCTGTGGAGTAATACTTACCAATATATGGTTCCATTTGTGCAAGAAGACCTAATCTTCCACCAATGAGTTCAGACTCTTTGAGTTCTGCAAATTGATTGTCATAAAGGAAATCATATTGAATATGATCCTTCATTATTTCCCAATCATCTGGTGTGCAGATATTCTTGAGAATTAGTTGGGTCTTCAACATATCGTTGAACATCTGGGAAAAACGCTTTCTCAGACGACCAACAAACTTGGCAAACTTAAGTTCATCACGCAGAATTTCAGAGGAACGACCTAAGTTGAAACCACCATCAGCAGCGATTCTAGATTCGGGAACACCAAGTGCTCTATACAGTTTCTTTTGGAAGTATTCAATATCAGAAAGTTCACCAAGATTCTGTCCACCAGGCAAAGTAGTAATCTCAGTTCCGCGACCACCTTCTCTACGAGGCAACCAGAAGTCTTCCATCATAGACATAAACTTACGATCATCACGCACTTCACCAGTTTGTGCGTTATATGCAAGTTTATTTCTGTAGCGAGACATGACCTCACGGAGGTATTGCTCTGCTTTTACTTTTGGAAGATTACCAACGTCAATGTAAAAAATACGACGTTCTGGTGCTCTTGAGAGTCTATAGATAACCAGAGAATCCTCAATCATTCTCAATTGATTGAGTGCTTTGATTGCTTTATGAAGATATGATAGAACCGTATTCTTGTTTCTATCTACAAGACCAGAAGTGCAATATGTAACTGCATCTTTTGCAATCTTGATTGATTTTCCTCTACCACCTAAAGATCCTGTTGGATAATTGGGTGATGGTGTGTATTGAAAATACTCTTCAAATTCAGGTCCATTTTGAAACTCATCTTGAGATTTGCCATTTACTCTGGCATATCCAGTATCAAGTTTCTTTGCATTTGGATCTTTTTTCTCTTGACGAATGTACTTCATCTTGAGAGGATCAACATATCTTAATTCTTGAATCCCTGCTTGAGGATTCTTCATATCGATAACTTTGAGGTAATATACTCTTCCGTCTACGTACCAGTTCCTAAAGATTTCGTGAGACTTTCTATCGAAATCTAAAATTTCTTTGAGATATTTGAACTCTTCTCTAATCTTTTTCTTGATGCTCTCACTAGCATTAAGATTGGAAAGTTCGATTTCTACAGGAGAATCATAAAGATCGCTAACGATTGCTTCGTTAACTACGTCTTCAATGGCACCATCCGCTTCAGGATGGAGAGACATTTCTCTATATCTTCTTATTAAATCATGCTCTGTCTTATAGACACCTTCAATATCAACGTATTGTCCATAAAATCCACTACTAATATAGTTATCAACCCCGTCCTGATTAGTTTCAGGAACGGGGGAGATAACCGAAGGTGACTTATTAGATTTGTCTTCAATTGAAAAACCAAAAAGCTTGGCCATAATAAGTTCTGGTGGTCTCGTTATTTAACTATTTAGTTAATGTCTTCACCGCCAGCATTTGCACCAGTGCCCTTGGTTGCTTCCCACCACTGAACTTGAAGTTCAACAGTGAACTCTTGGATGCCTTGTGCATCGTAAGAGAGGTCAATTGGAGATACCTGAGTTGGGAACACATCGTAGAAACGATAGGATCTGAGAACAGATCCGTCACGATCTAACTGATAAACATAAGCATCAGATTGATAATCTGCTGGGTTAACCAGTCCAGTATTATCAGATACTCTGTTAATGGTGTTCATCCAACGCTCAAACGCAGAGCGAATGGAGAAGTCGGTATCATTCAGAACGGTAACGGTCCAAGAATCGAAGGTTCTATCACCTGCAATTTTCAGAACACGTCCTCTGAAAGGAACTTCAATCTGGGCAATGTTAGATGCAGGCATGTTTGCACCTTTGACCAGGAATCTTGATTTATCAAGAACCGCTGAATCAGGTTGTGCTGCATCTGGGAACTGAAGAACGACTTCAAAGAGATTGGCGCGTGCGCCACCACCCGTTAGTTTACTCTTGAAGTCGGTAATCTTCCTTAGTGGGGGTGGATTAATTTGTTGTCTAGATGGCATTTGTTCTAACCTCTAATTTGAATTAATCTAAGTGAATTAAACCGAGCCGATTACTTCTTCAAAAGCAACACCAGTTCTGGTGGCGATGAAGGTCAGACCGATGAAGTTGATCGATCTTGCTGGTTTGATGTAAATGTCCGCAATGAACTCATTTGCGTCAATAATATCAGGTGTGTTATTTGTTTCATCGCAAATAACAACATAATCAAAGATTCCACGCTTGGATTGAACGTCACGGAGGAATGGTTCCACAATGTTCACGAAGTTAGTTCTTGTGATCTCATCGTTGAACTCGAAGAGGAAGTCCTTGGCAGCAGCGGAGATTGCATCTTCAAGGAAGATGAACAGGCGGCGAACGTTGATTCTATCAAACGCGGAGGACTTACCGAATCCAGTCTTATCACCAAAGAGGATGATTCCTGCTCCAGGGGAGAAGATAACTGGGTTGATTCTTGCGGAATAAAGTGCATCTCTTTGCTTTCTTCCTGGATTGTATGCCAGTTTTACAGCATTGAGAATTGCTCCTCTTGCAGTTCCAGCAGGTGAGAACCATGGGAACTGGTTGATATCAGTTCTAGCACAAGTACCAGCGATATCACCATTCAGAGGAACATAGCGGAAGGTATCATTGAAGCGGTCGTACATATACTTGTAACCACTATCAAATACACCATATGTTGTAGAAGTTGCAGGAGCGTAGAAACTCAGAACATTGTTTGTAACTGTATCAACATCGAAGTTGGTTACTGTTCCTGATTGACTATCTGAGATGAATGCACCTCTATATGGTGAGATGAATGCAACAGCATCCTTTCTTGCTTCAGCAACTGCAATACACTTGTTAGCAAGTGCCTGTGCTTGTTCCTTACTGTAGTTAGCAGAACCCA